AAAGTGACAGCTTTACACATACCGTTGTATTCAGCTTTGGAAGCTATTCTAAGACCAATACAAGCGTAGGGACAAGTACATCCTATGCCATACCCACAAGCTGGTTAAACGCCATTCCTAACGCTACCAGCGGCACAGCAAAGGTGACTGTCACCACCTATTCTGGAAGTACCAAGATAGGCAGCGCAGTATCCAAAAACTTTACGCTTACGGTTCCGGCATCCGTTGTGCCTACCATCGGTAGTGTAGCCGTAAACGACACGACAACCCATCAGGCCACGTTTGGAAACATGGTGCAAAGCAAAAGCAAACCGAAGTGGACGATAACAGCAAGCGGGGCGTATAGTTCCACCATCAAAACCTACAAGACGGAGTTTGAAGGGAAAAGCTATTCCGGTGCAACGCCTACTGGATCAACTATCACGGGCAGCGGAACGGTAACGGCGAAAATCACGGTAACGGATAGCCGGGGCAGGACTGCAACCACGAACAAAACATGGACAGTGGTTGCCTATACTGCGCCCAAAATCATTAGCTTTCAGGGCTTCCGTTGCCTTGTGGACGGAACCGAAAACTACGAAGGTACATATCTGAGTGCTGCTGTCAACTTTTCTGTTTCGGCAGTAAATAATAAGAATACAAGCAGCTATGTCATTGAATACAAGCTGCAAACAGCCACGGCTTGGACAACCTTGACAAGCGGGAGCGTTTATGCATTGAACGATACCATCATCAGCGCATCCGGGGCTTTTGGCGTGGATAACAGCTTTGACATTCGCCTATCCGTGACTGATTCTTTCGGCACGGTCAGAAGCACGTTTGAGATACCAACGGCATTCACCCTGCTGGACTTCAACAAGTCAGGCCGGGCTTTAGCCTTTGGCAAGGTGTCAGAGTTGACAGAGGGTATAGAATTTGCTTTGCCAACGGTATTCAGCCATGCAGAAACGCCCAATTCCCCGATTTACCTTCAGACTGGGCAAGACCTCAATGACCTTCTGGAACCGGGGTATTATGCCATTCCAAATACAGCAGTCAGCACTACGCTATTAAACAAACCTTGGGCAGCGAATGCAACTGGCGGCGTGTATGTGCTGGTTGAAGGTGACGGCATGGGCAAGGTTCAGATTGCGCACAGGCTTTCCAAGGATGACGGGGAAATATACGAACGAAGCTATTATCAAAGCGAATGGGGAAATTGGTACAGGGTACACGGTGGCAGAGGGAAAATCCTTTGGTCTGGCGGCTATTATATGACAGCAAGCCACACTATAACCCTATCGGAAAAGGTCAGCCAGCAGCCGTCCGGCATCGTGCTTGTGTTTAGCCGTTATTCTGGCGGTGCAGCGCAAAACTATCATTGGAACGAATTTTTTGTATCCAAAGAGTGGGTCAGACGGCATCCGGGAACGGGTCACTCATTCATGATGACGAATGATGGCCTGTTTGGCCTTATGGCTTCAAAGTATCTATACATCCATGATGACAAGATTGGTGGTAACGATGTAAACGGCGAATCGGGAACAGGGGCAAGCGGTATCATTTACAACAATGCAGGTTTTGTCCTGCGCTATGTTATCGGTGTATAAAAATCAAAAGAAAAGGGATGAGGGGCTATGGAAACCATTATTTCTGCGGCTATCACGGGTGGACTTGCTTTAATTGGCGTTATCATCACGACCATGCAAAGCAGCAGAAAAATCGAAAGGAAACTGGAAATCCATCAGGCCGTGACTGACCAAAAGATTGAGGATTTGACACGGGAAGTAAGAGAACATAATAACTTCGCAAGGCGAATGCCTGCCCTTGAACAGAAGGTGGAAGGCATTGATGAAAAAATCAATATCTTGCATAAGCAATAAAAAGAGCCGGGGAACTAACCCCGGCTTCTTTTTTATGGCAAGCGGATGACGAAAAAATCATCTTCGTTCGCTGTATATCCAGCCTGATTATTTGCGTGATAGTATATCCTATTGGCAATAATGTCTGCGGCACGAATAAGCGTTTTTTTGCCAGAATTGCAGTAATGCAAGTTTACTATCTTGAGTTCCGGGAAGATTGGCGGGTAGAACGTGCTGAAATATTCATTATAAGTGCCGTTCTTAAATTCTTGCTCAAGCCCTTCACGGAGTTCATAACATCCGTTTGTTGCCGTTGTGTGTTCATCCACATAGAAATTGAGCGTTTCAACTTTATTGGGATCAATGATTCCTTCCCGAATAAGTTTTTGAAATAGGCGTTTTACTGCAATCTTATATGCATAATCTTGATAGCGTTGCTTATCTTTTTTGCTTGTAAATATACGATCAAGCACGTTCTGCTGGTCAATGATTACACCAAATCGGTACTTGCTATTAAGAGAACGAAAGAGCTTTCTTCTGTTTTTGTTATTAAGTGAAGATGCTTTGGCTTCCTGAGTTCTTTCCATCTTTGCACTTGTTTTAACATCATTTTCAGCCTTGATGTATTTTCGTGCGCATTCGTCACGTTCCTCTTTGGAAAGAAACATGATTCCACCAAAGACAAAATAACGATTGTGGGCTTTATCGAAAACGCCAGATTCGTCAGAATAGATGTAAATATCCATAAGCCAATGCCTTTCGTAAACAAAAAAGCCGCTTTGCAGCGGCCCCGTGTCCGGCGATAGCACATACCGCTTAAACTTCCGTTCGGTTGCACAGGTGTACAGTGGGATGATGTCCCCTGCGAGAGTATAATACGCCAAATGAACGAGAAAAACAATGTACAGAATGGTAATAATGATGCACATGAAAAGCAGGGGATTGCTCCCCTGCTTCTTTTTTATGCTGTGCCTTTTTTCTCTTTGTCCTTCTTCCCGACAATCTTTATACCATAATCTTTCCGCTTTGCGCTGCCCATCTGCCCATATCCACCAAGTGCCTTGTCAATGGCGTTGAGTGCGCAATAATGGCTGGCGTACAAATTGTCATCCCCCGGAATGGTTGTAGTCCATCCTTCAGGTGAACCATATATCATATGGTCACGATACTTCACGGGCTTATAATTTTTTGGTTTGCTGTCTTTCCATACTACTCTCATCTTGTGTTTCCTCCTAAATATGCTATAATAGCAGCGTTTTAACGTTGGCTTCAGTCGGTATCTATCATTGGGGTGATGTAAATGATGCACACCCATCATACAAACCGACTGCAAAAAGAAAACCTATCATCATTTGCGGTGACCTAAACGTTGCGGCAAGCGACATTGACCTTAAAAATCCGAAGGCCAACCGAAACAATGCAGGGTTTACAGATCAGGAACGGGAAGCCTTTCAAAGTTTGCTTGGCAGTGGCTTTGTGGATGCGTACCGCTATTTGTATCCTGATAAGGTCGAATATTCGTGGTGGTCTTATATGCGCAATGCAAGGGCGAATAATGCCGGATGGCGCATTGACTATTTTCTGGTGTCCGATTGGGCGGCAGACCGTATAAAGGAATGCCGGATTGATACGGACATTTACGGGTCAGACCATGCGCCCATTTCACTTGAGATAGACATCTAAGATAAATTCTTCGTTGTTTTCCCGGCTGTATTCGATTTTGTCAACAATGGCCTTCAGGTACTTGTTTTTGTCCTCTGCTTCAAGTGTAGGGTCTTGCAGGGCGTTGAGGGCATCGGTCAACTTGACAATCTTATCTGCATATTCCTCCTGCTCAGGGATTGCCGTTTCAAGGGCAGCTATTTGATCCTGAATGGCTGCAAGGCGTTCGTTGTGCTTGGCCTTACGTTCAACAAATTCATTAGCTGTGTAAACTTCATCTTCATAATCGTCAAAGAGCTTGTCCAGCTTACGTTTGACCTTGCGCATTTCCTTTTGCAAGGCTTCAATCTGCAAGGTAACAGCATCTTCATTGACGGACGGCAGACCTTCCAGTTTTAACTCAAAATCTTCAATATACAGGCGAAGCGAATGTTCAACGGCATTCAACACATCTTCGGCAAGGGCAGATTTTACTTTGCACAGTTGCACAAACGGATGGCAGAAGCGGGGAGAAGTACCCGGCCTGTGATTGTTTGATTGGTAGTGCATGACCTTTCCGCATTTTTGGCAGGTAAGCAGGCCAGCAAGAACGTTCGTTAGTTTTAGATTGGCCTTTGTCCTGTCCGGCTTATGATCCTTGTTCGCAAGGTGGAAAACTTCTTCGGTAACGGCTGCTTTATCTTTATGGATGCCGTCATAAACCATATAATGCTCCGTGTGATTGGAACGAGGGCGGCTTGTTTTCAACTGTCCATCAGCCATAACTTTCACCTGCATTCTATCATTCCAGCGAACCTTGCCCATATTGACGGGGTTTGCAAGAACTGTTTTGACTGTTTCCTTTGACCATTCTTTTGATTTCCCTGTGTAAGTCGGCACACCCATGTTTGTTAGGCGTTTGGCTATGGCGTGAGTTGTCAGGCCTTCCACCTTCCATGCATACATCAACTTGACAATTTCGTATTCATCGGCCTTTGGTGTAAGTGTGCGTCTTTTGCCTACTTCGACCACATCCCAGCCGTAAGGACGATAAGAGGACATGTATTCGCCTTCAACGATACATTGCAGCTTGCCCCGGTTCATACGCTTGTTAATCATCTTGTATTCACGGCGGGACATGAACAATTCAAATTCCATGTATTCTTCATCGTCTGAATTGTGTGCAATGTCATATGTTTTTGTAGGAGTGACAACCAAAACGCCATTGTTCATGTTGCTGTATTTCAAGCAATCCATGATTACCTGTGCGTCCCCTTGGCTACCACGGGAAAGACGGGTAACTTCAACGATGATAATTCCTTTGTACAGTCCAGCATAGCAATCTTTGATAAGCTGCTGGATTTCTGGCCTGCCTTCAATGGATTCAGCACCAGACACGACTTCCTGATAGATTTTACCGACATACAAGCCCTTTTTAGCTGCAAGGTCGGTCAATATTTTCTTATGCTTTTTCAGCGTTTCTTCAACGGATTCTTCCGGGTCATCGGAACGGCTTTTTCTCAGATAGATAGCATAGACATCCATGCTTGTTGGTTTAAGTGCTTCAAACGTTTCTATAACTCTTTGTTTCTCAAATACTGTCATTTCCTCACTTCATTTCTAATAGTGTAGTTGTTTTATGTGTTTTCCTCTTTCTTTTCTACAAGCACAAAATTCTGCTTTGCAAGGAACATATCTACAATCTTTGACTTACGGTTATTTTCTGCCCACAAATTATCGTTGTCAGCAGTGAGCCGTTTAACTTGCTCCACCAAAAAATCAATTTTGCGTTGCGCTTCCTCCCGGATGGCCTGCATTTCAGCCTTGTAGGAATCGTGGATTTTGTCCAGTGCTTCCCGGTAGTCCCGATTATCGTCCAAAGCCCTTTCCAATTCCCGCATAGCATCATCCAGCTTTCTTTCGTCCGGCAAATTTTCTTCAAAAGCCAGATAGCAGGGGTACTGGTTGGACGAGCCAATGATAGCGTCCTCAATGCGCCTTGCGGTGTCCCGCAGAATATCCTGTTCACAACGCTGCGCCATCAGGCGTTCAATGGTTTTGATGGATACATCGGCTTTTTCTGCGATATATGCATTCGTAAGCCCGTTCAAATCCTTCATGTCCCGCATAAATTCACACCAACGCTCCAATGACATGGCGGAGGTACGGGGACCGTCACAACGGCTTTGGCGGTGGGGGCAGGAAAGGCAACGGTTGTAAGGTTTATCCGTAGCATTAGTACGCATTTTCATTGTAATTCCTCCGTGCTGTGTTGCAGATTTTCCGAAAGCCCCTAAAGAAGCGTCTTCTAAATCCGCTACGTTACATCTGTTTTCTAACACTTTTGGCTGTTCATCCCCTTCTGATGGTGTTAATCTATCAGCGGGTCAGAAATTGGCCTATCATTCCGGGACGGCAGGGATGTTCGGGTGGTGCTGCGCATCCCTGCTATTCTATTCGGAACCCATCGACAGACAACTAAGAATGTCGGAATATTCCGAATTTGGCAAAACATGTTGTCAATTCTGAATTATTTTTGTACTATAACAATAGAACGGTTGTTCTTATCCCCCCGGTAAGAAAGGAACGAAATCCCCATGAGTGCTGCTGAAAAACTAATTGACTACATTAAATCCCTTACCCCGGAGCAAGCGGACAAAATCATTCGTCAAATGCCACGATTGATTGCATCAGTTGAAGAACCTTGTCAGCCTGATCCTCAGAAAGACCCTTTGCAAATTCAATAAGTTTGCGCTGACTTTCCGTCAGCCCGTCATCTGTGACGGGCTTTTTTTGTTTGTCCTCAATCAAATCTGATTTGAGAACGCCAAAATAGTCTGCAAGTCTTTGAATTTTGTCTATTCGTGGGAACTTCTTTCCGCTCGCCCATTCATTTAAGGTTGGTGCAGATACACCAACTGCATCCGCTATTTCTTTTTGCGTTTTCCCGGAATCTGCTATGAACTGTCGCAAATTATAGGAAAAGATTTGTTTCGACCACTCTTTAGTCATACTTTTCACCTCCCTGTTGTTCATATGAGAAAGCTTATCAATTGGGCTTTCTATATCATATTATAAGACCGATTAGCTAAAAATGCAACGATAAACGCCAAAAAATTTGCTAAAAGCTATTGACTTTCGGCTAAAGCTATTGTAATATAATTTCTGAAATTAGCCAAAAGCTAATTAGCATCAAAACAAAAGGAGGGTTATAAATGCCTAAAATCACTCTTAAGGCCGCACGGGTCAACGCAAGTCTTTCCCAGCAGGAAGCGGCACAGCGTTTAGGCGTTGCGGTAAGCACACTTCGGAATTGGGAAGCCGGAAAGACATTTCCAACCCAGCCGAAGATTGAAAAGCTCTGCGAGGTCTACGGGATTTCCTTTGATGTTCTTTTTTTTGCATAACGAATTAGCTTTAAGCTAATTAGAAAGGAGCCTACCACATGATTGTTTTGAAATTCGTCAGCCCTGAAGGTCAGGAAGGATTCACCGAAGCCCGGAACTACCACGAAGCCGTGAAGATGACGAAGGTTTACAAGCAGGATGGTTACCGCCTTGTAGACCACTTCCTCTGGGAGAACTGACAAGAAAAAGGAGGTCAGCCCGTGCATAGCACAGTTCAAGCGGAATACAAAATAGGCCGGGCAATCGTGCGGATGCATGGAACGCCTGACCCGGAAAACCTGAAGGCGGCAACGCTGAAGTTTATGCAGAAGGTGGAGCAAACCAGAAGAAAGCAAAGGAAGGAGGGCGTTAAGGATGGGCTTTCGTTACACAGATGACCCGATAGCGGATCATGAAGCGTATGAAGCGGAGCTTGCACGGCTGGAAGAACAGGTTCCCGTCTGCGGCTACTGCAATCGGCCTGTAATGGATGATTTCTACTATGAGATCAACGAAGAACCTGTTTGCGCTGATTGCTTGGAACAGTATTTCAAAAGGGAGGTTGAAGTGAATTGAAGGTTTTGAGTTTGTTTAGCGGCATCGGTGCTTTTGAAAAAGCAATGGACAACCTTGGCGTTCCTTATGAACTGGTTGCATTCTGCGAAATCGACAAGTATGCAGCCAAATCTTATCAGGCTATTCACGGCGTTTCCGAAACCATGAACCTTGGCGATATTACGAAGGTTGATGAAAAGCAGTTGCCCAAGGGTATTGACCTGATTACATACGGCTTTCCGTGTCAGGACATCAGCCTTGCCGGGAAGCAGAAAGGGCTTTTCAACGAGGATGGAACACAGACACGTTCTGGGCTGTTCTTTGAAGCACTGCGTATCATCGAAGAAACACAACCCCGTGTTGCCATAGCTGAGAATGTGAAGAACCTCACAGGCAAGAAGTTTGCCGGGCAGTTCAAACTTGTTCTGGAATCGCTGGAACAGGCTGGCTACAACAATTACTGGAAGGTGCTGAATGCAAAGGACTTCGGCATTCCCCAGAACAGGGAAAGGGTGTTCATTGTCAGCATCCGCAAGGATGTTGACAACGGAACGTTCCGATTCCCAGAGGGCTTCCCGCTGAAGCTTCGCCTGAAGGATGTGCTGGATGATGAAGTGGACGAACGGTTCTATCTGACAAATGACCGCATCAATAGTCTGATTGAGCATCGGAAACGCAATGCCGAAAAAGGCAATGGCTTTGGGGCAAAGTTTGTCACTGACACGGATATTAGCTGTTCTTTGACCACTTCCCCCGAAAAAAGTTCGGGCCAATATCTGATTGATGAACGGCCTAAGGTTAAGCAGATTGGCAATCTGTTCCCTTCTGCTACACGGGACAATCCCAATCAAGGGCGGTTGTATGACACGCAAGGGATTGCACCAACTTTGGGCGCTATGCAGGGTGGCAATCGTCAGCCCTTTGTAACAGTAAACGAACAGAAATAACCGGGATGATAGGCGTTTTTGATCCCAATACAAACGGAAAGGGATTGAAAACAAATGCCGGAGATACGGCGAATTGACATCCAGCAGCTTGTAAGGGTCAGGAAATATGAAGTTGACTGTGAACGGCTGCGAAACCTACTGAGAGAGTGCAAGAAACTTACAGGCAAGAGCAACAAAGCACTTGCGGAAGCGTTGGATGTGCCAACAACCAAGGTTGAACACTGGTTCAGAACGGATTCATGTTTTGCTATCCCGGATGCGGAAATATGGGAACGGCTTAAAGCCGAACTGGGGATTACAACAACAGCATTCGACAGAGCCATAACAACATTTGAAGAAAGGCCAGGAGTTTATGAAAAGTCCGAACGGTGCTACTTCGCAGATGGCATTTCACCAACGCTGACAAGCACTTCGGCAGGGAATGAAAAAATCATAGTGGAGGGATGCAAAGTGGAAAAAACCGTGGCTGCTGCCATGCGGGGCAGATACAACGAAACCGGGAAGATTGAACAGCAAATTGAGGTATCAGACCGGGAGTACGCAAACACCATTACTTCGGTTCAGAAGGATTCGATGGTGGCGGCAATCGACACCATTATTGATGACACGCAAGGGTTTGACGGCACTCGTTTTTATAGCGATTACAGTCCTTCGCTTCGTGCAAGCCGTCATGGATTGAAAACAGTTGATCCCAATTCGCGCATCCGCAAGCTGACACCCAAGGAATGCTACAGGCTGATGGGGTTTGATGATTTGGATTACGAAAAGGCGGCAAGCGTGAACAGCAACACCCAACTGTACAAGCAGGCTGGCAATTCCATTGTGGTCCCGGTGGTGCAGAACATCTTGGAACAACTGTTCATCTGTGGAGCGTTGAGCAAGTAACTGATTGAACACATTTCAATAGAAGAAAAACGGAGGATATGAGAATGGGACAGAAAATCAACGTGCCGATTAACGTGCCTTATCTGGTTGAACTGGTTGAAAAAAGCGGTATGAACCGTGCGCAATTCAGTGAAAAGCTGATGCGTGGCAAGCAGTTTATCTCCGAACTCATTACCAAGGGGGAAACATCGCCCCGGAATGCCCGGTATATTGCCCAGCTTGTGGGAGGCGATGAAAAGAAGCTGCTTGAAGCTGTGCCGTACAACCCGGATGATTTCCGCTTGAAGGGCAAGAAGGAGGAACAGCAGGAGCCGCAAAAGGACGGCACGATTGCTGACTACATCGCCCTTATCTCTGACAGCCTGATTGAACTGGCAAAGAACCAGACGCAGGTTAGCGAACTGCTGACGCTTACCAGCAAGCAGATTATGGACAATGCCCGGTACGATGCCGAAAGCAACAAGTTGTTTGAAGCCGTGTTTGAAAAGTTGAATAGCATTAGCAAAAAGGTGGACGAAATCCATCGGGAGTTGAAATAAGGAGGATATGAAAATGGTTAAAGCAACGATTGTTTTTAAGGATTTGACTTCTGAGGATGTTATTTTGAACGATTTTATGGAGCTTGCCGAACGGTACAAAGACCGTGAAGTTCTGGCACTTTGCGGACAGGTTATCAACTCCAAGGAAATCCGTCAAGGGAGGGATAAGTGATGGCCAGCCTTTACAGTATCGACCAAGCAATCATGGATTGCATCGACTTTGAAAGCGGTGAAGTAGTTGATGCTGAACAGCTTGATAGTCTACAGATGCTCCGTACTGAGAAACTGGAAAATGTTGCACTTTGGATCAAGAATCTGACTGCCGATGCAAAGGCTATCCGGGAGGAAGAAAAGGCACTTGCAAGCCGTAGGCAGCAGACGGAAAAGAAGGTGAAAAGCCTTAACGAGTGGCTGACCAATGCGTTGCAAGGTGAAAAGCTGAGTACGCCCAAAGTTGCCGTCAGCTTCCGCAGGTCTGAGGGGTTGGAAGTCATCGACAATGACAGCTTCTGCCTGTGGGCTATGGGCAATGAACGGGATGATTTACTTAAGTTCACGGCTCCCACGATTGATGCAACGGCTGTCAAAAAGGCCATTAAGGCTGGATTGGATGTGCCGTATGTACGGATTGAAGAACGAATGAATATCAACATCAAGTAACGGAGGAAGGAACAATGATTTTGTGCGTTATGGGTGAAAGCGGCGCAGGTAAAACAACCAGTATGCGCAACCTTGACCCCAAAACTACCTACTACATCGACTGTGACAAAAAGGGCTTGTCATGGCGTGGGTGGCGGGGACAGTACAACAAGGATAACAAGAACTACTACAGCACGGATGACCAAAACAAGGTTCTGACGCTGCTTAAGGGCATCAATGACAAAATGCCCCACATCAAGACGGTGATTGTAGACACCATCAACGGCATCATGGTTGCGGATGAGATGCGCAGAAGCAAGGAAAAAGGCTATGACAAGTGGCTGGACTTGGCAAGCGCAATCTATGACATCATCGACTATGCACTGACCGTCAGGGATGATCTTAACGTGGTTTTTGTGGCTCATACGCAGACTGACCACGATGACAGCGGGTACAGTTTCACCCGGATCAAGACCAGCGGGAAGAAGCTGGACAAAATCACGCTGGAAAGCAAATTCCCGGTGGTGCTGCTGGCAAAGGTGATTGACGGCAAGCACGTTTTTGAAACCAAGGCCAACCATTCCACGGCGAAAACACCCATGGACGCATTCGATGAAAACCACATCGAAAATGACATCAGCAAAGTGCTGAAAGTACTTGAAGAATATTAAGGAGGACACGAAACATGATTAAGAAGCCTATGAACTGGGATAACGTGCAGGAGATTGGCGAGCGCAAGACGCTGCCTTTGGGTGCGTATGTGTGCAAGGTGAAGCAGGTGCGGGTGCAGGACAATTCTTACGGCTCCCAGCTTGCGTTGCTGTTTGACATTGCGGAGGGTGAATACGCTGGCTACTACAATCAGGAATACAACGCCAACACAAGCGATAACAAGAAGTGGAAGGGTCTGCTGCGTGTGTGGCTTCCCAAGGATGACGGCAGCGACAAGGACGAACTGACCAAGCGCATTTTTAAGGGTTTTGTTACTGCCTTTGAACGGTCTAACCCCGGATACCGTTGGGACTGGAACGAAAACAGCCTTGCAGGTAAGACCATCGGCATCATGTACCGCAACGAGGAATGGGACTATGAGGGCAAGCACGGCTGGGCGGTGCGTCCTTTCAAGGCTATCAGCGCAGATACCGTCCGGGAGGGCAACTACACCCTGCCGAAGGACAAGCCCTTGAACAATGGCAGCAGTGCAACGGTGGCCCCTGCAAATGTACCTGCTGGTTATACCGAAGTCGAAGATGAAGACCTGCCGTTCTGATTGAGAAAGGAAGCAAGACTATGGGAAGCATGAAGTTTGAAGCACCTAAGGGAACTTTCACGTTTAGTCTTTCCCCGTTAAACATCAAGTTTGACTCGACTCTGCTCATGGTTAACCCGGTTAAGCCTTATCGCATCACTATCGAATGTGACGGCGATACCACCACGGCAAAGATGATTGTCAACGGCAAGGAAGTAAAGACCGCCACGGCAAAGCGCAATCCTGCCGATAAGGCCAACTGGCGCATCGGCGCACAGACCGCCTTTGACCGCCTGTGGGTGAAGCAGGAAAAGCCGGAGAAACAGAAGAAGGACGGCGTTTTTAATGTCGGGGATCGGGTGGTATCAAATGAAAAGTGTTACCACGAAGGAAAACACGGGCGAATTGTTTTGATCCATTACAGCAAAGACCATGACTTTTGTGATATCGGCGTGGAATTTGATGAAAACGTTGGCGGTCACGACTGTTGCGGCAATGCAAAGGTGGGTCATGGATGGTGGGTTACCGAAGGTCTTATTCGCCATGAAAAGCCGGGAAGTGACCGCAAATGAGCATGAACAGACCGCTGAACAGCAACGAGCTTGTCAAGGCGGTTATGGTCAAGGTGGCAGCGGGTGCGCTGCTGGACTGCTCCAAGGAGCTTGGCAGGGTTCTTGATAAGGAATCCTGCCAAGAACTGGCGCAGATGGGCGGCAAAGCACTTGAACTGTTTGAAGCCTGCATGACCGCCACTGGTGATGAAAATCAGGCTGTAATGGCACGGCGCAGGGCTGATGCGCTCAAAGTGGGCGTGAGCTACGACAAGAAGTACTTGCAGACCAAAATCTGCTTAACGCCTGATGAATGCACTACGCTTGTAGGCCATGCGCTGAATTATTGCCAGCTTGAATGCCCGTATGCTGACATTACCGAAAACGGCGAACCGTTGGTAAACACAGCAGCCGTCAAGGGCTGCGAACTGCAAAAGCTGTATCGGCGCATCGGGCTTGCACATGCTGGCGTTATCAACAGCGGTTGCCCTTACTACATGTACTGTGTGTGACGGAGGGGAAATAACATGCGCAAATCGCTTTCTAAGGTGCTTTTAACAGCTTTGATTGTGTTGTTGGCAGGACTGAACACAGCACAGGCAAAAACGGCTAAAAACGCCTTTGTGACGCTGGAAAACAGGGATGGTTGCTTAAACGTTCGCACGGCTCCTGTTGACGGTAAGGTTATCGGTTATCTGCATGACGGCAGGGATGTTGTCGTGATGGATACGGTGGACGGCTGGGCGTTGGTGTGCAACCCGGACGATTTGCAAGACCCGCTTGGCTGGGTGTGCATGGATTATCTGCACATTTACGGCGGGGATATTGACTATGAAACGGAGGAAAGGCAATGACAAAAGAAGATGTTGTTGTGATGTTCAAGATGCGTGTTGACGGCAAAACGCTTGAAGAAATCGGGAAGGAATTTGGTGTAACAAGGGAACGTGTTCGGCAATTGCTTGAAGCTCATGCAAAAGGTATTTCCAAAGAACACAATCGTTGCAAAAGCATCTTTCCCGGATTGCGGGACTGGATGCTGGAAAACTGTTGCGCAGGGTACAAAATGTGCCACGAAACTGGCCTTGGCATTACGATCCAATCTTTCTACAGCAAAATACAAGGCAAAAGGCCATTCAAGATTGACGAAATCCGAAAGATACTTGCTTATACCGGGCTGACCTTTGAAGAAGCCTTTGGGACGATTGAATAAGAAACGGAGGATTAAGCATGGGTTTTACTGAGGTTTTGACGATTGTTTTCATCGTGTTGAAACTGATGGGCATTATCAATTGGTCATGGTGGCTGGTTTTGCTGCCTGAGATTATCGCATTCAGCGTTTGCATTATAGCCATTGTGGTTTCGTGTATACGGAGTGGATCGAAATGGCGGTAAACAGCAAGCAAAAGGGCGCACGGTTTGAAAGGCAGCTTGCTTCCCGGTTCCGTGAACAGGGCTATGATGCACGGCGCACGGCTCAGTATTGCGGAAACACAGGGGATGCATCTGATGTTGTGGGGCTTCCGGGAATCCATGTGGAAGCCAAGCACCAAGAAGCCATGCGACTGTATGACTGGATGGCTCAGGCCAAACGGGATGCAGCGGCGGGGGGCAGCAATGCCCTTCCCGCTGTGTTCCACAAGAAAAACAACGCTTCCATTCTGGTTACGATGGAACTTGATGATTGGTTCAAGCTGTACCGGGAATGGGAAGCAGGACATGATTTGAAGGCACAGGAGGATGATGGAAATGTGGGTTAATGACTATCAGGTGGAAGCCATGCGCACGGCTTCTGGAATGAACAACGAATATCCGATGTGGCTGAATGGTGTGCTTGGTCTGAACGGCGAATCGGGCGAAATTGCAGATATGGTGAAAAAGCATATGTTTCAAGGACATCCGATTGATTTTGACCATCTTGCAAAGGAATTGGGTGATGTTGCTTGGTATGTGGCGGTTACGGCTCATGCTATCGGCTATGACCTTGAAACGGTTTTGCAGATGAATATCAATAAGCTCCGGCGCAGGTATCCGAACGGCTTTGAAGCAGAAAGAAGCCTACACAGGCAGGAAGGGGATGTATGATGCAGCACAGCAATCCAACCCAAAACCAACGGATTATTGACTATATGGAACGGCATGGAAGCATAACGCAGCTTGAAGCCTTGAACGCCTGTTCAGTTATGCGCCTTGCATCCCGGATTTCTGACCTTCGCAGGAAGGGCTATCCCATCGAAAGCCAGATGGTGAAGGTAACAAACAAGTACGGCGAAACTTGCCGGGTAAAGCAGTACAGTTTGGGTGATGCAGATGGCTGAAGTTAAGTGGATCAAGCTTTCAACGAAAATCTTTGATAATCGGAAAATCAGGCAGATTGAATGTTTGCCTGATGGGGATGCAATCATTGTCATTTGGGTCAAGCTGCTTTGCCTTGCCGGAAACATCAACGATTCCGGGCTTGTCTATTTCACGAAGGAAATACCGTACACTGATCAGATGCTTGCAACACAGTTCAACAGACCGCTAACAACGGTTCAACTCGCTTTGAAAACGTTCGAACAGTTTGAAATGGTTGAAGTTATTGACAACATTCTCCACATATCGAACTGGGAAAAGTACCAGAGCGTTGACAGGCTTTCAGAAATCCGTGAATACAACAGACTTGCAAAGCAGAAATCAAGGGAAAAGCAAAAAGCACTGCAATCCCCTTCTGAAAGTGTCAATGACAAGTCAATGACAAGTCAACGGTGTCACGATACAGATAAAGAAGAAGAAAAAGAAAAAGAATCAGAAAAGACTAAAGTATTATATACCCGTATTATTGCATATTTGAACGAAAAAGCAGGAACGAAGTATAAAGCCACTACGCAAAAGACAAAAACAGCAATCCATGCAAGGCTTGCGGAAGGCTTTACAGTTGATGATTTTATAACTGTGATTGATAAGAAATGTGCTGAATGGATAGGAACTGAATTTGAAAAGTATCTTCGACCTGAAACGTTATTCAGCCCGAAGTTTGAAGGTTATTTGAATGCTAAAGCCGGGAAGCCTGTAACGGCTCCTAAACGTGATTATGACAGCGGAGATCAAGTCCCGTGGTAAGGAGGAAATCAGATGGATATGAACGGTATTTTGGGTGTGCTTGCCCCGGCTATGAGCCGGGACAACACTGCCGAAGATGACCAATTCACAGAAGACGGCCTGCGCATCTGCGCCAAGTGTGGCGAACGGAAACAAACTTGGTTTGAAGTCAATGGTCTAATTGCCCGGAACAAAGTACCCTGTATGTGCAAGTGTGAACGGGAACGGTTGGAAGCCGAAGAAGCTGCAAGGCAGCAGGAAGAGCAGTACAGGCTGATCCAGCAGTACCGCAACCGTGGGCTGACCGATGAGCAGTACAAGGAATGCACCTTTGCTGTGGATGATGGCATGGATGAAAAGGCCAGCGCATTCTGCAAGGCCTATGTTGACAACTGGGCATGGGTACAGGAAAACAACGCAGGAATCATGCTGTGGGGTAATGTGGGCGGTGGAAAGACCTTCTTTGCAGCTTGCATTGCTAATGCCCTGATTGACAAGGGTATTCCTGCCACAATGACCACCATTCCAAAACTGGTATCCGCTATGACAAAGGACTTCGGCAAGGAACGAGAAAACGTGCTGTATATGGTGGCAAATGCTCCCCTGCTGGTGCTGGATGATGTGGGTACTGAGCGCAACACAGAATACAGCAACGAGCAAGTTTATGAAATCGTCAACACCCGGTACAAAGCCAAAAAGCCGTTAATCATCACCACAAACCTGATGATGACGGAAATGAAAGGCACGGAGGATGTAACACGAAAGCGTATCTATGACCGCCTGATTGAAATGTGTACGCCTTGCAAGGTGACAAGCACAGGCAGACGGCAAAAGGCGGCGAAGGATCGCATGGAACAGATGATGGCGCAGTTTGGCCTATAAGCGTTAAGGAGGACAAATGGGATGAAGAAATTTGAACTCACCACGGAAACAAAGGTTGTTTTTGGTAAAACTCTGTACCGCATTCGTGCGTTGGTTGCGTTTGGCGATGTTAAAGCCGGGGAACTGGGCGGCTGGATTGAGAAGGAAGCCAATTTGGATCAAAAAGGCAATGCATGGGTTTACGGCGATGCACGGGTTTACGGCGATGCACGGGTTTCCGGCAATGCACGGGTTTACGGCGATGCATGGGTTTACGGCGATGCAGAGGTTTCCGGCAATGCACGGGTTTCCGGCAATGCAGAGGTTTCCGGCAATGCACGGGTTTACGGCAATGCACGGGTTTCCGGCAATGCAGAGGTTTCCGGCAATGCACGGGTTTACGGCGATGCATGGGTTTACGGCGATGCAGAGGTTTACGGCAATGCAGAGGTTAAGAGACAGACGCACATTTTTCAGCTTGGCGCAATCGGTTCCCGTGATGGCTTTACAACCTTTTTCCGCACAAGGGATAAGCAAATTTTTGTTTCCTGCGGTTGTTTCTGTGGCTCTATTGCCGATTTTGCCGAAAAGGTGAAGCAAACACACAGAGAAAACAAGCACGCCAAAGCGTATGCTTTGGCGATTGAGCTTGCTAAGTTGCAGATTGAGGATGTGGAGGGCTGACTATGAAAGTAACCCTTTTGGACAAGCCCAACCCGGAAATCTGCGGTTTGGCTGCTGCCCTGTGCTATGACAGCAAGAACCCGGAAAGCGCACTGAAACACGCTATGGATGGTGGACACGAAAGCGTACTGGAACACGCAAAGTTTACCTTCCTGGTTGAGGGTGTGAGCCGTGCTTTGCTGGCTCAGATCACCCGGCACAGAATCGCATCCTTTAGCGTACAAAGTCAGCGGTATGTGAAGTTGACAGGCGGCTTCCCTTATGTTATCCCACCAAGGATTGAAGCGTTGGGGAAGGAAGCTGTCAAGCGGTACAAGGCACAGATGGAAATGATTGACCGTTGGTATAACGGTTGGTTGGATGCGCTGGGGAAAGACGGTGCGGAGGATGCACGAATGGTGTTGCCCAATGCCTGCTGCACAAAGCTGATTGTGACAATGAACATTCGAGAGTTGCGGCACTTCTTTGCACTGAGAACGTGCAACCGGGCGCAATGGGAAATTAGAAACATGGCTGATGAAATGTTGCGCATCTGCAAGGCAGAAGCCCCCACCCTGTTTGTGAATGCCGGATGTGCTTGCATGGCTGGGAAGCCCTGCCCGGAAGGCAAGAAAACCTGTGGACATCCAAGGATGGTGATTGCATGACGGCCTATGAAGCTGCAAGGAAATGGGGTACAAACCAAAGCACGTTAAGAAAATGGATCAATACTGGAAAGGTTGAAGCTGTCAAAGTAAAGGAAGATGGTCACAGATGGAAATGGGTCATTCCTGATGACCACCCACAGCCGAACGCAAAAAATGCCGGTACTCCGGGGGAGATGATCCAA